ATGGAAACACAGACGGAAAAACCGTCCGGCAACGAGCCGGATATCAACGCATCGCTGGGCGAGTTGCGCAAGACGCTGGAGGTGCGGCTGGACGATTGCCTCACCCGCGACAAGGCCGAGAAGCTGATTGAAGACGTGGTAAAGCGGCTTCATCCCGCGCCGTCGGGCCGGATGGTCCCGCCTTCCAGCCCGGAAGAGGTGATGGAGCGCGCGGAGTCGTTCAAAACCTCGCCGCGCAACACGGCTGAAAAACCGTGGACGTCGGAGTACGGCAAGAAATTCGGCAGCATGCGCAATTTCCTGCTGGCGGCGAAAGAGCGGCATTCGATGCTGACTGACATCAAAGCCGTCATGACGGAAGGCGCGCCCGCGACGGGCGGCTACCTCGTGCCGACCGAGTTTTCATACGAGGTCATCCGGCTGCTTAAGGACGCTTCGCCGATAATGCAACTGGCGAACATTCTGCCGATGTCGACGTGGAAACGGCAGTTACCGCGCCAGTTGACGAGCGTATCCGTCGGCTGGGTAACCGAGGGCGGGACGAAGCCGACCACGAATCCGACGTTCGGCCAGCTGGAGCAAATCGCAAAGGTGATGGCGGCGGTCATCAAATGCACCGACGAGCTGTTGCGCGATACCGCCATCAACCTGACTGCGTTCCTGTCGGAGCTGATAAGCGAGGCGATGGCGCTGGAAATCGAACGCGTCGCGTTGCTGGGCGACACATCGGCGGGCGACCCGTTCACGGGCGTCATCAAAGCGTCGGGCGTGAATGTCGTCAGCATGGGCGGCGCATCGGTCAGCTTTGACGATATCGCGGAGCTGATATTCTCGATGAACGCGGCGAACTCGCTGGGCGCGACGATTGCCATCAGCCGGACCGGTCTCAAAAAGCTGATGAAGCTCAAGGATAATCAGAACCAGTATATCTGGCAGCCTCCGACGGGCAATATCCCGGCGACAATCTGGAACGTGCCGTATGTGATATGCCCGACCATCCCGGCGAACCTCGGAACGGGCGCGGATTGCACCGTCGCGGTCTACGGAAGATTCAACCGTGCGTTGCTGGTATCGCCGCGCGAGGGGCTGGCGGTGAAAGTGTCGCAGGACGCTTACGACGCGGGCGATAATTCAAACGCGTTCATGCAGGACCAGACGTGGCTGCGTTTTACGCAGGCGTTGTCGGTGGACGTCGCGCAAGGCTCGGCGTTCAGCTACCTGCTGTTCAAATAAGGAGGAATTATGGAAACGAAACTCTACAAAGTGAAAAAGCCGTTCGGCGGCTACATGGAGGGCGCGGTAATCCAGCTCACCGACGCCGACGCGGAGCGGCACAAGGAATATCTTGAACCGTTGAACAAGAAAGCCCCGGTCGGGAGCGCGAAATAAATGGCCGGAACGCTGCTGATAGCCGCGCCAGCCGCCGAGCCGGTAACGCTCGCCGAGCAGAAATCGCATTCGCGGGTTGAGTTTGCCGATGAGGATGTTCTTATCGGCGGGCTGATAAAAACCGCCCGCGAATGCGTTGAAATGCTCACGAACCGCAAACTCATCACGCAGCGTTGGCGGGTTTACCTCGACGAATTGCCGCCGGACGGGATAATAACATTGCCATTTGCGCCAGTCTCGGCGGTTGAGTTCGTCCGCTTCTGGGACGCGAATGCCGTCGGGACGGTGTTGAGCGCGACGACTTATTACGCCGATGTTATGGGCGAACCGGCGCGGATATTGCCAAAGGACAACTGGCAAATCCCGTCGGCGGAGTTCCGGCGGGCCAACGGGATAGAAGTCGGCTTCGGCTGCGGTTACGGCGCGGCAGGGACGAATGTGCCGGAGTCCTTGCGTCAGGCGGTGCGGTTTCTGGCGGCGCACTGGTACGAGAACCGCATCGCCGTCAGCGACGCCGCCAATGTGCGCTTCGAGGAGTTGCCGATGGGCGTGCAGTACCTGCTCGCGCCATATCGGCTATGGGGGCGCGCATTATGAACCCCGGCAAGCTGAACAGGCGGGTAACCTTGCAGCGGCAGACCATAACCCGCGATGCCGTCGGGCAAGCGAAGCCGGTGTGGACTGATGTTGTGACGGTGTGGGCGGCGGTATTGCCTTTGCGCGGGCGGGAGTATTTTGAATCCGCCCGTGTGAACAGCGAAATCACTGTGTGCGTCATCATTCGGTATCGCACTGATGTGAAACCGAGTTGGCGTGTGGTTTCCGGCGGGAATGGTTATGACATCGTGGAAATAATCAATCCCGCCGACGGGAAACAGGAATTGCAGCTTATGTGCAAACGGGTGGCGTAATTATGGGCGACATAACCGTAATCCAACTGGACGGTATCCCGGAGCTTGAGCTGGCGTTGAAAAACATACGCGGGCCGGAGCTGCGACGCGCCACCGTGCGCGCCGTCAAAAAGGGCGCGGAGGTTATAAGGGCGCAAGCTGCGGCGAACGCGCCGTATGACGCTGGCGTAAACAACCTGTTCACCGAGGGCAAACCGGAAACCGCCGAACACCTCAAGGATAATATCGGCGTAACCATTAGCACGGACCCGCTGAAAGGCGAAGTCCGGGCAAGAATCGGGCTGCACTGGACGGTGTGGTATGGCAGGCTCGTCGAGTTCGGCCACGCGCTGGCTGTGCGGTCGCATAAATCCGGCAAGCGGTGGTTCTACAAGGTTGTGGGCCGGGTTGAGGCCAAGCCGTTCATGCGTCCGGCGTTTGACTCGAAAAAAGAGGAAGCGATACAGGCTTGCGACGCGGAATATCGCCGACTGGTGGCGAAATACGGAGGAGCGTCCGATGAGCGTTGAGCAAACACTCTATGACTTGCTCCGGCAGGACACCGGCGTATCGGCAATTGCCGGAGACAGACTCTATCCGGTCCGGCTGCCCGACGAGGTTATGTTGCCCGCGATGGTTTACGCAAAAGTGTCGTGCATCAGATACGCCTCGCATGGCGGGCCGTCAAAGCTGGCGTCCTCGCGGTTCCAACTGGACTGTTACTCGGCGGATTATCTTGAGGCAAAGCGGCTGGCGTTGGCGGCAGTGTCGGCGTTGCACGGCAAGAAAGGCGGCGATATACAGGCCGCCTTCAACGAGAACGAAACGGACGGATTCAGCGCGGACGACGGCGTATTTCGCGTCACTGCTGACGTCCTGATATGGCACAAGGAGGATTGATATGAGCGAAGCGATAAGCGGTTTCGGCACGAAACTGAAAATGGGCGATGGCGCAAGCCCTGAGGTGTTTAGCGACATAGCCGCCGTGTCAAAAGTGGGCGGGCCGGGCGTCTCGCTGGACACGATAGACGTGACCGCCGATGATTCGCCGGGAGGGTACAAGGAATACGCCGCCGGGCTGCTCGACGCGGGCGAAATAAAACTGGAACTGAACTTCCTGCCCGCCAACGCGAGCCAGACGGGACTGCTGACCGCGCTGACAAGCCGCGCGGCAAAGCACTTCAAGCTGGTGTTCCCGGACACGGCGAACACGACATGGAGCTTTTCGGCTTTCGTCACGAACTTCGAGCCGGACGCGCCGGTAGACGGCAAACTGGCGGCGAGCGTGACGTTGAAAATCACAGGCCAGCCGACGCTGGCGTAACGGAGGATATATGTTGCTCAACAAAGACCAAATCAAAACCGTCCCGGACATTGAGACGCTGGACGTGGAAGTCCCCGAATGGGGCGGCACGGTCCGGCTGAAAAGCCTCACCGGCGCGGAGCGCGACCGGTTTGAAGCGGGCGTCGTGCAAGGCCAAGGCAAGAGCGCGACGGTGAACATGCAGAACCTGCGCGCGAAGCTGGTGGCGCAGTCCGTCATCGGCGAGGACGGCAAGCCGTTGTTCACGGAAGCGGACGCGAACTGGCTCGGCGAGAAATCGGCGAAAGCGTTGAACCGGCTGTTCAACGCGGCGCAGCAACTTTCGGGGCTTAGCGAAAGCGACGTCAAGGAGCTTGCCGGAAATTTCACCGCCGCCCGGAGCGAAAGTTCTATTTCCGGTTAGCGCTCGCTCTGGGCATGACGGTGGGCGAGTTGTTGAACCGCATCAGTTCGCGCGAATTGACCGAATGGCAGGCGTATTACGGCATCGAGCCGTTCGGCGAGGAACGAGCGGACTTGCGGGCGGGCATAATCGCGGCGACTGGCGCAAACGTGTTTCGCGGCAAAGGCGTGAAGCCGTACAAACCGCAGGACTTCATGCCGAAGTTCGGCGGTGAAACGCAAGACTGGCGGCAGATGTTGGCGAAAGTGCGGGTAATCAACGCGGCATTAGGCGGAAAATATGGCGACAATCGGCAACCTGATAGTGAACCTGACGGCGCGGACAGCCAGCTTTGAGGAAGGCCTCGCCAAAGCTGAAAAGACGCTCGCCCGCACGGGGCGGCGGTTCACCGCGCTCGGCAAGGAAATCACTTACGGGCTGTCGCTGCCGTTCGCCGGTGCCGCGTTGTCCGCCGTAAAATTCGCCACCCAGTTCGACGAAAGCCTAGACAAAATTGTGGCGATTATCGGCGTGAGCCGCGAACAGGTGGATGCATGGCGCGGCGACCTACTGACACTTGCTTCGCAAACCGGCAGAGGGCCGAAAGAACTGGCTGACGCGCTGTATTTCGTGGCACAGTCGGGATTACGCGGCGCGGACGCACTGGAGGCGTTGAAAGCATCGGCAATGGCGTCGGCGGCGGGGATGGGCGACATCAAAATCGTCGCCGACGCTTTAACTTCCGCTCTAAACGCCTACGGTCCGGCGAATTTGAGCGCAGCGACGGCGGCTGGCGTGCTGGTCGCCACAGTCCGCAACGGGAAAATGCAACTGGACGAACTTGCGCCGGTTATCTGGAAGCTGCTGCCGGTATCGGCGCAGTTGGGCGTGTCTTTCGGCGAAGTATCAGGTGCGGTGGCGGCGATGTCGCGGTTGGGCATGGGCGCAAGGCAGACTGTCGCGGCGTTGCGCGGTGTGTTCCTGACTTTGCTGAAACCGACGCAGCAAATGCGCGACGGACTTGCGCTTGTCGGGCTTTCGGCGGAAGGGTTGCGCGCGGAACTGCGGGAACGCGGTTTGCTGGCGGTTTTGCAGACGCTGAAAGCGCACTTCGGCGAGAACGAAATCGCGCTGGCGCGGGTGTTCCCGGAAGCGGAGGGTTTCATCGGACTTCTGAACCTCATCGGCAAGAACGGCGAGGTCGCGCGGGCGGTCATCGCCGATGTGGCGAAGGCGACGGGGCAGGACCTAAAAAATGCCTTCAATATCGCCGACAAAGACGCGAGCCAACAGTTTGCCAAAGCTCTGGCGACATTGCAGGTCGCGTTAATCCAACTCGGCGGCATCGCGTTACCGGCGGTCGTAAAGCTGACGCAGATGTTGACCTCGGCGGCGCAAAAAGCGGCGGCGTTTATAGGCGGGCTGGACGCTGGTACGCGCAACTGGCTGATAACTGTGGCAATGATTATCGCAGCTTTAGGTCCGGCTATCTGGGGTTTGGGATTGTTCGTGTCGGCGGTAAGTGGCCTTGCGCCGGTGTTGGGTTGGATTGTCGCGGCGGCGAAGCTGGTCGCCTCGGCGTTGGGCGCGCTCGCCGGGCCGGTGGGTTTGATTGCAGTCGCGTTAATCGCCGTCGGGCTAATCATTATCGACAAATGGTCGTCCATCGTCAGAACATGGGACAGCCTGATGCAGACATTCCGCGAAGTATGCCGGGGTTACATGGACGATGTGCTGATTATCGCCGATTTCTTTGTTCGGTTTTTCAGCGACAAATTCCAAGCCCTGAAGGATTATTTCAAGAACTGGGTCCGCGATTTTATGACGGTGGCCGAGTATCTGCGCTTGAACGGCGCGGTCGCGGCTATCCGGCGGTTCGTGGACGATACCGCCGAAGCGTTGGGCAATTCGCAAATCAGCCAATCACTTAAAGGTGTGGCGAACGATGTAAAGAAATGGGGCAGCATAATCGGCGAAACTGCGTTGAACACCGGCAAGGATATCGCCGAAAGCGTGGCGAATGGTTACAGCAAGGCGCAGGATTTTGTCGGCGGCAAACTGGCGGCGGTGAAAAGCGTGTTTTCCGGCGGGGTAGCCGCGCCGACACTGAACATGCCCGCCGCGCCTCAAATCCCGAATATCGCCCCGGACGCTGCGCAAGACGCCTCGGCGTTCAGCGTCGCGTGGACGAGCGCGCTGCGCGAGACAGCCGCCGCCGGTATCAACTGGAAAACCGAAATGCTCGGCATGATGTCGAGCTTCGAGGGTTCGTTCGCGGGCGGGTTCTGGAAGGCGTTGGACACCGCACGCGGCGTGTTCGGCGCGATTAAAAATCTGGCCGACAATCTTTTTCAGTCAATATTGAAAGCGTTTGAGGAGCTTATCGCAAAGCTTGCCGCCAAGATGGCGCTGTACGGGATACTGAACCTGTTCACCGGCGGCGCGTTCGGCGGGCTGACCGGCGGACTGGGCAAGTTTCTGGGTTTTGCCGAGGGCGGGTTGGTCCCCGGCATGAAAGGCCAGCCGGTTCCGGCCATCGTTCACGGCGGGGAATATGTATTGAGCTTGCGCGAGATGGCGGCGATGGGTTCGGTCAGCACCGGCGCGGTCGCAATGGCGGGCGGCGGAACCATGAGCGTTTCTGTGAACGCGCCCATAACAATCAACGGCGGCATGGGTTCGCAAACGGATGTGCGCGCGGTATGCGAGCAAATCACGACCGCCATCAAGCAGGGCGTTTCGTGGGGTGTTGAGAACGCCAAAGCTGCCTATAAAATCGGCGCGAAGCACGACGGGGAGGCTATGTGAACGCGATAAAAGTCTACGACCCCGCGCATTTGGATGCGGAATTGCTCACGCTGCATGCGCAATCCACGTTCAAACGCAAGGACGCCGCCAAATGCGGCAATATCCGCATGTCCGACGGCAGCCTCGTCGCGTGGAAGGAATGGCAGAAGGTTGAAGGAACGCTGTCGCTTCGCAATGTTACGCAGTCCGACCGGGACGCGCTTTTATCGGCGATTGCAACCCACGACTTCCTGACTTTCGCCTTTTTCGCCGATTACGACCCGACGCAGATTTACGAGTTCCTCATAGCCGAGCCGCCGACGGAAACCTTTGACCGAAAAACGCGCCGCTACGAGATAGAACTATCCCTAAAGGAACGCTGATTATGAAAACGCTTGATACCGCGTCGCTGGATGCGTTCAACTCGCCGAAGCCGAAGTATTTCAAGCGAGTATTACTTTACCGCCGGTGCTGGACCGGCGCGGCATTTGTCTATGACGACGCCATTGACCTCACGCCGGATGTCGCGGAGGTCGGCAAAATCCAAATCAAGCTGGACACGGAGGAATACAACAAATGGACATACGGCAATTGCGCCGTAACCGTCCGCAACGACCGGGGTCAGTGGCTTGAGGGCAATCCGGACGGCTATTTCCCCGACGGGTATTATGTGTTCAACTCCAAAATCGCGCTTATCGCGGGCGTGGTCCGGTCCGACGGTACGCCGGACCCGCAGTATATTTACACGGGCTATCTGACCGACGACAACACCGAATACCCCGAACAGAAAACCATGCAGCTGAATTTGCTTGGCCGGATGTCGGTGTTCGCCCAGTTCAGCGCGGCACTCGTCGGCGCTGGGGCAACCAACGAACTGATTGGTTCCAATTCGGGGTTGGATTTCAGCACGGGGCATAACGCGACGGGCATAATCGCCGAAGTGCGCAAAGGTTTGACCGCCGCCGGGCCGGAGAACGCCGCCGTCCTGATGGCCGACAAGGATTATTCCGTCGCTAACCTCAACGAGCATGATGCGCCCGCCCAGATAACGGTTAAAATCGCGCTGAACGCCGGTCAAAGCCTGTGGTGCAGCTATACCTACTGGCATCTGGACAGGAAAATTGAATGGATTGTCTCGCAAATCTGCGCGCTGTGCGGCGTTGACGGCGCGGACATCAGCCCGGCGTTGTTCGCAAATTCCGTAGAGACCACATTTTCGCAACTGGATGAGGCGGGGTTTTCGTCCGGCGAGTATTCAAACACGTTGTGGGATTCCTATTACTTGGGAATCCGGCTTTACTGGAACACCTCCGGCCATTACCCGTCGCTGACCGGCTCGTACACCAGTCCTGTAATAGACGGTACTGCCGATTTGGCAAACTGGGGTAAACTGACGGCTTCGCATTTTGAACTTGGCACCGCCGTGGCTGCATTTTATTACCGCGATTCCGCCGACGGGGCGAATTGGAACGGCTGGACGGCAATTGCGCCCGGTTCTGTCATTCCGTCGCTGTTGCGGTATATACAACTGCGCTGGGTTGTGACGGTAACCAACGACTACGCATGGCAGAACTACGCGTTGCTGAAAGGTTGGCAGGTGGACTATTACACCTCGGCTGTCACAATCCCTGTCGTCAACATGACCGGTCTGACCTGCGAGGACGCGCTGGCGGCGCTGGCCCGGATGTGCAGCTATGAAATCGGCTTCACCGGCGATGACGGCTTTGTTTTCAGGCCGCGCGCCGATTCGCTGTCGCCGGTTTACACGCTGGACAATTCAAACGTGGCCGCGCTGGAGAGCGTCGCAAGCGGCGCGGCGAGGGTTTACAACCGGGTCAATGTAACATTCGGTGGCTATAACATCGTCGTTGATTCCAAAACGCAAAGCGAACCGAGGCCGGACAACATAGACCAGATGGGCGTCCGGGAGTACGCGATAGCAAGCGGCAATTTCCTGCCCGCGGCGAATGTTGATTTGGCCCGCGCCATCGCGCCGACGGTGTATGGCTATGTCAAAGGCCGGCGGCGGCGCGCGTTGGCGAGGACGCGGTTTTTCCTGCACCTTGAGCTGGGCGACAAGGTCTTATTGAAAATCATCCCGCGCGATTTTATAACGGCGTGGAAATGGGCCGACAACTCGGTGCGCTACGGCCAAACGAAGCAGGTTGTCTATTACAACGAAAGCTGGCTGGCCGTGAGATTGCCGTTCTATAACGCTAATTTCCGGGTAGAGGGCATCGAACTTGACGCGGAGAACTGGGCCACCGCATTCAACCTGACGGAGGCGCTCTGATGGCGTTACCGCACAACATAAAAAACGGCGATACCCCGGACGCGGATATCCTGATGGCAAATTTCAACTATCTGGACGTCGGCGGCATCGCGTTCAAGTCGGGGACGTATGAGGAACTGAAGGGTTACGCCGCCGCGAATCCGGCGAAGTGTTTCGACTGCTGGGCGGCGGATTTGAAGCAACGGATGTTTTACTGCGGCGACCCGACGCAGGGCGACGGCGGGTTTATCGTCCTCGGCGGCGCGGCAACTTCAACAGAGGAGGTTGGTTAATCATGAAACGAATAGTCTGGCTGCTGATATTTCTGGCGGGACCGGCGCAGGCGCAGTATTACGGCGTAACCGTGTCCACACCGACGGGCAAAGCGACGATGACGCTCGTCGGACAGGAACTTCTGTACCCGTCCGTAGGCGGCGCGACGTCAATCATCCTGCAAGGCAATGGCGGGCGGATAACCGCAAACGGCATCACGCTCAAGTCTTCGGCGACCGTGCAGGGGCCGATAGCTGCACGAAGCGGCGCGTTCACGGGCACGTTGAATGCGGGCAGCGTGTCGGCGACTTACGGCGTAGCGGCGGCGACGGGGGCGTTTTCCGGCGCGGTGAACGCCGCCGTCGTCAATGTCGCCACCAACACAGGCGCGGGTATCATAAACACCTACAACGGCGACGTCGCAATCGGCGGGGATTTGAACATAGCCTACAGCCCCAACACGGCGGTCATGGCGCATACGGACGGCGCGGAGGGCGCGACGGCTATCCCCGATTCGGTCTCGCCCGCGACATTCACCATCGTCAACGCGGCGTATCTGACGCAGACCAACAAAAAGTTCGGCTCCGCGTCGCTTTACATGACGCATTGGAACGACGGCGCGCATATATCGTCTATGCCGCAAATCAGCTCGCAGACATTCACGATAGACTTCTGGGTTTACACCGTCGGCTGTCCGGCATGGCAGGCCGCGCGGGCGTTTATCGTGCTGAACCCGAACTGGACGACGACCGGCGGGCTGGATATGTATAACGCCGCATCAGTGAACGCATTGGCCATGTCGCACACCAACTACAACGGCAACGATTACCTGATGATTTCCGGCCCCGGCTGCGCAGGCATAGCCTCCTATATCGTCTGGGGGACATATAACGGCGGCTGGCATCACGTCGCGCTTGTCCGGGCGACTTACGCGGGCGGAATCAACCTGTATGTCGACGGGGTTTCAAAGCTGGTCAATATCTGCACGGGCGCGAATTTGGATGTCAGCGCGGGCGCATATATTGGCGCAAAGCAGACCCGCGCGACGGATAGCTCCACGACCGCCAGCGCGGTCTACATGGACGAGTTGCGCATAGACATCGGCGCGGCAAGGTGGACGTCAAACTTCTCGCCGCCGAACGCGGCGTATTATCAGGGCGCGGATTTGGGACGGCTCATCATCGGCAGCCCCGCCGTCCCCAACGCAAGATTGCATATAAACAACAACGGCGCGGGCCGGGCTGTGCAGGTGGATGCGCCCGGCGACATCGCGCTAAACGCCGGAGGCGTCCTCGTCGGCAACAGCCAGTACGCCCCCAACGCCGTGCTGGACGTACGGCCCAACGGGACATTCCCGTACTTGCTTGTCGTTTCAACTGATACAGCAGGAACCGCCCCCGCCGTATCAGTATCCAACGCCGGACGAACGGCGTTTGCAAACACCATAACCGAAGCCTACGGAATCGCCGCCGCGACGGGCGCATTCACCGGCGCGGTAACGGCAGCCAGCTTCACCGGAGCGGGCGGCGCACTGACCAGTCTGAATGCCGCCAACCTCGCCAGCGGCACGGTCGCGGACGCGCGGTTAAGCGCGAATGTGCCGCTGCTCAACGCCAATCAAACCTTCACCGGCGTAAACACGTTCACAAAAACCATCACGGAAACCTACGGCATCAGCGCGTCAACGATAGCCATCACCGGGACGGGGGTGTTCGGCGGCGCGACATTCTACGGCGCAAAAACGCATGCCCAGTTGCAGGGGTTGGCTTGCGCCGCATTGCCGTGCATGGCGATAGCGACGGATGCGCCGTATGAGGTGTTCCTTGCGACGGGAACAGCCGCCGGTCAATGGCAAGGCCAAACCAGCGGAGGAGGGCCGTGATATGAGCAAACTCGATGAAATACTTGAACGATTGGCCCGCATAGAGGCCAAACAGGACGCGCATCTTGCCGGTTACGCGCAGGACAAGGCCGCCAACGACGGGCGAGTATCGCGGCTTGAGCATACGGTAAACGGCAACGGGCAGGTCGGCCTCGCCGAGGAAATGCGGGCGGTGAAGACCAGAATTTCATGGCTCGTAGGCGGCATCACGCTGGCCGTGAACGCCATATTCCAACTGGGGCTTAAATGGAGCGGCAAATGAACGACTTCAACCTGACGGAGCATTTCACGTTCTTTGAGCTGACGCGCACGGACAAAGCCGAGTTTCAGGAATTGAACCGTCGGAAAGGGTCTTGCTATACCGCCGACCTTACCGGCCTGTGCCGCCTGATTCTTGAGCCTGTGCGGACGCATTACGACAAGCCGGTGATTATCCATTCCGGTTTCCGGTGCTACGAATTGAACGCCGCCATCGGCGGCAGCGCGTCAAGCCAGCATACGCTGGGCCAAGCGGCGGATTTTGAGGTGAAAGGCGTGAGCATAGACGACGCGTTCAACTGGCTGTGGAAAACATCCGGCATCCCGTTCGGCCAGCTTATTGACGAGCAGCGCGGCGGCTCACGATGGATTCACGCCAGCACCGGCAGTAAACGCGAGGTGTTGGCATTCAAGGACAGCGTATATGTCCGGCTGGTTTGAGGTGAAAAAGAAGGCAAAAAAATGGGCCCCGAGTTTCAATCCTTCTGGGAGCGGGGCCGTCTCCATATATAGTCTATCACAAGAAACGGACGGCGACAAGTCTGAAAGTTATATTCAAAGCAAAAAACAGGAGGCAACAATGGACTACGAAGCGAAGGCAAAGGAATTGCTGGACGGGCTGGGTGCGGTGAAGGACAAAATCAAGGCCGTGAAAAGCCTCAAGGATGCGGCGGAAACCATTCCGGACGTCGTGAAACTGGTCGAAGGCGTCGGGCAGGACGAGGGCCTGAAAGGCTCGGACAAGAAGACGCTGGCGGTCGCCGTCCTCAACGCGCTGATAGATATCCCGTTCCTGCCGGAAAGCATAGAAGGAATGCTCATCGGCTGGGTGATAGACGCGGTTGTATCCGCGCTCAACAAGCTGGTCGGAAAAGACTGGCTGGGCAAAATCCTGCCCGCGAGCGCGTGAACGCAAAGCCCGCCCGGTTTATGGGGCCGGGCGGGCCGACACTTTGCGGAATAATTTATGCGATTACACTTTCCCCTGAACGACCTTGACGCGCTTGTTCTCGTCCTTGACGACGCGCCAGCCTTTGCGGGTATACGTCACCATGCGGGCGCGCACGTTGGCTTCAACATCTTTGCCTTGCGCGGCGTTACCGGCTTTATTCCGCACTTCAATGGCGATGTCGCCCACGGTATGTCCGCCGCTGAGCAGGAACGGGTCTATGATGGACGCCAGCGATACGCCGTGCGGCGGCTTGGCGGCAGTTGCGCCGATGTCGTTTCCTCCGTCGGTGTTTTTCTGTTCCGGCGCGGTCACAACCTTTGCGGCTTTGCCGGTTTGCGCGGCATTGTCCTTTTGCCCGGCTTTGGGATTATGCGCCTTGCCGTCGGCGCAATTCACCGGCTTCAGTTCGTAATCCGGCCCGCACCGGAACACGATTCCGCTGGCCAGCGTCATCACTATTTTGCCGTCCTTGTGGCCGGTCATCGTCGCCGCCGTGCCTTTTTGCGTCAGGTATTTATGTCCGACTTTCGCGTCGCGCGCTTTCATAATGTCGCCTCCCGTTTTGGAATTTTGCTTCCCGTCACCACTGAAGGTACAGCTCATTCGCGCAGAAATCAAGGCTTTCCTTCGCCTGTTTTTCAGACGGGAAACAGCGTCAGAAAGGCCTTGATGTTCGGCGGAAGTCCTTGTACCCTTCAGGTGAGGAGGATGATATGAAAACGACGACGGCAACGACGGGCAGACAGGCGAAATACCACGTGACAGTGGTCTCGACGGTGTTAGACGGCACGGAATTCCGCTGCACGATACGCCGCAGAATAGGTGTGTTCGGCACAATAGACGGAGCACGGGCATTCGCCGAGGCGCAAGCCCGCCGCCCCGAAGTCCGCAACGCCAAAAGCCGCATCCGGTTTATAATCCGGCACAACGGAAAAACAGTCGCGCAGATAAAAGTACAGGAGGCAATATGACCGGCAAAACGCTGAAATCGCGCTACCTGAGCCTCAGGCAAAACGGCTCGGAGATGTACGTGGAAGACGTCGCCCTGACCGGCATGACCGAAGACTATATCCCCGTCGCACTCCAAAAGCTGGAGATAGTCCGCAAAACCCTGCCGAAGGCGAAATGGAGCATCACCATAGAGGAGCAATTCATAGACGGCAACTGGCGGAACAGCAAACGCTATTACACCGTCCGCGACGCCGAAACCGGCAAAATCACAAACGCGGAATTTTAACGGAGACGCTATGAAAATCCGATTATCCGTAGATGTGGAAATCAGAATGGGCCAAGGCCCCGAAACCGGCATAAGCCTCGTCGGCTACATGCCCGACGGCACGACATACGCCGAGCTGGTCCGCGTATTCGGCAAGCCCCGCCCGTTCGCATTTCCCAGCGGCAAAAGCAAGATTGAATGGGTCGGCAAAATCAACGGCTTGGAGTTCGCCATCTACGACTACAAATCCACCCTCGTCCCGGAAAAGAACATGGACTGGCACATCGGCGGCAAAAGCGAACTGACGGCAAAGCTGCTGGCCGCATATTTCAAGGCGGCGAAGTAGCAAACGGAGCATCTATGAAAGCGGCGTTATACGCAAGAGTGTCTTCGCAAGGGCAGGCGGACAAGGACCTGTCTATTCCGGCCCAGCTGAAGGCTTTGCGCGAATACGCTCTGAAAAAAGGATGGCCTGTGGCGACGGAATATGTGGACGAAGCCGAATCAGCCCGCACTGCCGACCGGCCTAAATTTCAGGAAATGATTTATTCCGCGAAATTGACCAACAAACCGTTTGATGTGATTCTGGTCTGGAAATTCTCGCGGTTCGCGCGAAACCGCGAGGACTCTATTCTTTACAAGAAATTGCTGCGCAAACATGGCGTGGATGTCATTTCAATCAACGAGCCGATAGACGACAGCCCGTCCGGCCATCTGATGGAAGCCATGCTGGAAGCGGTGGACGAATTTTATTCGCTCAACCTGTCCAGCGACACCATTCGCGGCATGAAAGAGAACGCCGCGCGCGGATTCCGCAACGGCGGCCCCGCGCCGTTTGGATACTCAAAAGCAAAACTCATCGTCAACGGGAATGAAAAAGTTAAGCTGGCCGTTGACCCCATTGAATCCATTCTGGTAAAGCGTATTTTTGATATGTGCCTGCGCGGCTACGGCCTCAAAGAAATGGTTCGCAGGCTTAACGCCGAAGGACTGCGCACCCGCTCCGGACGGACTTGGAGCATCACGGTGCTTTATTATGTGCTGACAAACGAAACCTATACCGGCAACACCTTGTTCAACATTCACACCAAGGTTGATGGCCGCTATGTGAAAAACAAGCCGGAGAAGATTCTCCGCATTCAGAACACGCATCCGGCCATCATCGAAAAAGAGACCTATGAACGAACAAGAGCGTTATTGCGGGAGCGCGCGCCCAAATGCATGCATCCGCGCGAAGCCGCGAGCGAATATCTGCTAAGCAGCATGGTTTTCTGCAAACATTGCGGGGCGAAGATGATAGGCGTTTCCGCAAAATCCGGGCAATTTTTTTACTACGCCTGCCTGAATTATCTCAAGCGGGGCAAAGAGGTGTGCCGCCATAGTTTTGTGCCTCAAAACAAGCTGGACGCCGCCGTGATAGGCAACCTGCGCAATTGCATAACCGACAAAAGCGTAAAGAAGCTGGTGACGATGGTTAACTCGGAGATAATATCCGCCAAAGGCGGTATCCGCGACCAGATAACGGCTATGGAACTGAAAATGGCGGACGTGAACAAACGACTCCATAAACTTTATTCCGCGCTGGAGACAGGCGAGCTGGAACTGTCCGACCTTGCGCCCAGAATCAAAGACCAGCGCGCTCAACTGGCCGGGTTGGGTGAAACGCTGAGGGCGCTGAAGGAGCGGCAGGAACGCGAAACTATCGTCACCAGCGATGACGAGATTCACAGCTATGTGCGGAATATACAGGATTTCATGTCCGGCTCCAGCTTGGCGGAATCAAAAACTTTTTTACATAGCTGGATAAAGCGAATTGACGTGAATAAGGAGGACGGCACCGCCGAGATACAATGGACAATGCCCACGATACCGGGGGCACCGTGGGCATTGTCACGAGTTCTACCTATGGAAAGAAATGGCGCCCTCAAGGGGATTCGAACCCCTGATCTTTGCCTTGAAAGGGCAATGTCCTGGGCCACTAGACGATGAGGGCTTTGCGCCGCTTTTCAGCAACATCTCATTTTAGCAGATTCCGGGCCTTTCTAAACAGCCCGGCGGATTCGGTTCTTGAGTAATGCGGCGCGAAATTCTAGAATGAAGTTGCCGCCGGATGACGCAGCCCCGCAGGCGGCTGGGAGGCAGCATGATTGAAGACAACACCCCGCTGGCCCTGACTTTTGACGACGTGCTTCTGGTCCCCGCCAAATCAGATTTCCTGCCGCGCGAAACCGACGTGTCCGCGCGGCTCACAGCCAAAATACGGCTCAACATTCCCGTGCTGTCCGCGGCGATGGACACCGTTACCGAGGCGCCGTTCGCAATCGCGCTGGCGCGCGAGGGCGGCATCGGCATAATCCACCGCGCCATGCCGCCGGAGGCGCAGGCAGCGGAAGTTGAGAAGGTCAAAAAGTACGAAAGCGGGGTGCTGATAAATCCCGTTACCATATCGCCGGACAGGACGCTGGGCGCGGCATTTGAACTGATGCGCAGGACGGGGGTTTCGGGTTTTCCCGTTACGGTCAAGGGGAAACTCGTAGGCATAGTAACCAACCGCGACCTGATGTTTGAAACCGATATGTCCAGAAAAATATCCGAGGTGATGCGCAAAAAACCCATCACCGCGCGGCTGGGCGCCACGCCGGAGCAGGCCAAGAAACTGCTGCACCGCCACCGCATAGAAAAGCTGCCCATCGTGGATGAAAAAGGCAACCTGCGCGGCATGTACACCACAAAGGACATAGAGAAAAAACGGCTTTACCCCAGCGCCTGCACCGACGAGCTGGGCCGGCTGCGCGTGGGCGCGGCCTGCGGCGTGGGGCCGGACGGGCTGCTCCGCGCGGAGATGTGCGCCGACGCCGGAGCCGACATCATCGCCATAGACACCGCCCACGGCCACAGCGCCGCCGTGCTGGACGCGGTCAGAAAACTAAAAAAACGGCGCAACGTGCAGGTGCTGGCGGGAAACGTGGCCACCGAAGACGGCGCGCGCGCGCTGATTGACGCGGGCGCCGACGCCGTGAAAGTCGGCATAGGCCCCGGCTCCATCTGCACCACGCGGATAATTTCCGGCGCGGGGATGCCGCAGATAAGCGCCATAGCCGCCGCAGCCAAATGCGGCATCCCGGTCGTGGCCGACGGCGGCATAAAATTCTCCGGCGACATCGCAAAGGCCGTGGCGGCGGGGGCGGACTGCGTGATGCTGGGCAGCTGCTTTGCCGGCGCAGAGGAAACCCCGGGCGAGATAATTTTCTACCAGGGCCGCAGCTACAAGCTCTACCGCGGGATGGGCTCGCTGGGCGCGATGGAGCTTGGCTCCAAGGACCGCTACGGCCAGCAGGGCATAGGCGCCGACAAGCTGGTGCCCGAGGGGATAGAGGGCCGCGTGCCGTTCAAGGGGCCGGCGGCGAAAATAATACATCAACTCGTGGGCGGGCTGCGCTCCGGCATGGGCTATTGCGGCTGCAAAACCATAGACGAGCTGAAGGCGAAAGCGCGCTTTGTGCGCATCACCAACGCCGGGCTGGCGGAAAGCCATGTCCACGACGTTACCATAGTCAAGGAAGCGCCCAATTACCTTGTGGAGCGATAG